AGTGTGTACAGTACTTACACCGTTTTCCCGTGTTACAACGCACCAGATGGTGTCTGGAGTCAAACCGTTGGCCTCAAGGTCAAGGTAAATCAAAAGTCTGCTCCTATCTCAGGGTTAGCTACTTCTTGCATTCTACCTGTGCCTCTGTCGTACTGTAGGTAACAAGCGGGTCCGGTCTCACCAGTGTAACGATTCTTTAGGACACGAACAGTAGTCGTATTCCGTATGTCTTCGTTAGTGTTCTGCTGATCCCTTTCCATACCTATTACTATGTCTGACAGTTGTGCGATTGCCTGTGAGCCTCTCAGTTCACCCAAGGATATCTGAGCACCGTCCTCGTGTGCCTTACCTTGGGACCGCTTGAGGTGAGACACTAGGAACAGACTAATGCCTGTCTCTGCTACTAAGGTCCGCAGCTTGGTCATTATTTCATCAATGGCCTTTCGTTCGTCTCCGGACTCTTGGGAAGACACGACGATGGACAAATGGTCCAGTACGACATACCGGCAGTCCAGAGCTTTTGCCATGTAGCGAACACGGGCGAGGAGGTTATCTGTTGAAGTTGACCCCCAATGGTCGAATAGGTAGTAACGTCCTGTTCCCAGTGTGGCTTCCCAGTAGGGCCGAAGCTGGTCCACAGGCGTGTCCTCTTCCAAGTGTAGGGGCCTGTTTGCCGCCACCGACATGATACCAAGACTTGTTCGGGCCACGTCTTCTTCGAGGGCCAGCACCCCAATATTTCCTTCACATCGCTGTAAAAGGTCATACTCAATTTCTCTGATGAACTGTGACTTGCCCATACCACTACCGCTGGTGATCGTAACGAGTTCATACGGCCTATGCCCCCTAGTTATATCATTTAGGCCCTCCCAAGGATAAGGGATTGATTTTACCTGTCTCTTTTCTACTAAGGCTTCCCAAGTGTCTGCTCCAGCTACGATACCGTCAGGTCTGTAAACCTTTGCATTCCACCATGCCTGAGTAAAGTCCTTAACCCTGTTAGCCATCAGCATGTCACTGGCGTCCTTCAGGGGTAATTTGCATATTTTTAATTTGTTGGGACTAAAGAGGTCTTTAACTTGCTCCAGAGCAGCGTCACCTGCCTTGTCGTTATCAAAGCAAAGGACTACGTTGTCGTACTCCTCTAGCCACTCAAGCTGTTCTTTAATTTCTTTACTGGCATTACTAGCGCCTGACCGAAGGGACACGACGTCGTACTGTTTATTAAACATCTCGTACACAGCTAAGGCGTCCAGTTCACCTTCAGTGATAGTTACAAATTTACCACCAGTGCATTTCTGTTGACCAAAGAAACCAGCAGACTTGCTGTCCCCTGTTGAATAAAAACTTTTAGTTTTAACCTCACGTACCTTGGCGGCACATATCTCGTTAGTGTCCGTACTGTAGTAAGGATAAAAGTGTTTGATAATTTCACCTGTACCGGAGTACTCAACAGTTACACCGTACTTGGAACAGGTTTCTTGGGATATACGGCGATTAGGTATTGAAGCTACCACCCCAGCCATATTAAGGGGTTTTGCTTTTGGCAGTGTTTCAGTAGACACAGAACCGTCACCTCTTGTGCGATAGTCACAGACGGAATTAAAACAATATGTAGAACCGTCATCGTAAATAGCAAGGGCATCCGAAGAACCACACTTCGGACACCCTTCATGTCTAAGAAAATTAGCCATTAAAAGTCAGCAGATTCTGACTCTAACATCTCCGCTTCCTCAAGAACCTTGATGGCCTCAAGGTATGTAGCAACACCGTGTACCGGATGTGCGTTACCTAGTTTAAACTTCAAGCGCACTTTTGAGTTATAAGGAACCTCGCCGTTATAGCGATTACCTTCTGCGTCAAAGGTCTTGATGTCGTACTTGGACTTGAACTTGCGCTGCTTTGCGCCTTGGTAGTCCTTAATTTTAACACCCTGTGCGGCCAATGTTGTTGCGTCGTCCTCAGACAGTGTTACTGTCATTGAGAATGCACCTGTGTCCTGACCGTTGAACACGTCATGCTGGGTGATGTTACTAAAATTTACAATACCTTCAATTACACTTGTCATGGAATAGTCTCCGTTAGCTTCTTATGGTGCGTTATTGCAACCATACGTATAGTATACCACAGTTTTAATCAAACGACAGTACAAAGTTACCCTCTGGCGGTATGCTTGGGTCGTTGTCTATATATTCATAAGAAAAGAAGGACACCCTTGCCGCCCCTATGGTGGTTTGTTCCTCAAACCCTTGGAACATCACCTGTTGGTCTAAATAGCACTCAGGCATACGTTGTAATAATTCTAACAGTTGTCGATATTTCATTCGTCACCCTCTACTTCAATGCTTTTGAATTCTTCATCTATAAAGTTGTACTCTGAATCATGAATGTCTGTTTTTAGCAGTGCCAGTGCCTCGTCTTCTGTTTCTGCAACTAAACGATAAACGTGCTCTATTGTTTCAACGGTCTTAATACAGTATGTATTCACTGGTCTACCTCCGGCAGTTCGTCACTGGCTAAAAATAGTATCTTGTCTAATGTGTTCCTAGACATAACCACGTTCCCACGGTCGTCCAGAGATAGCTCTAAGTCCTTACGTAGGACGAAGGGTATACCACCCCAAGGGTCGGCCCCCATGATGTCATTGGTCACTACACGGGCTTGTGTGTAGCCTAAGCAGTAAATGGAGTAGTCACCACCATCGACTACGTATATGCTCTTCTCGTCAATTGCCATACTTAAGTTGCTCCTTATGTTTACTAATGTAGTTAACTATTATGGTTAACTACTATGGTTAATTACAATAGTTTACTTCTAAAGTTACTACTTAAGACTACTTTAGAAAAGGGTATCATAATCTTCATCATTTGTCAATAACCCATATAGGTTATCTACTTCTTCTTCTATCTCTACTCCCCCGTAATTAACAGTAGGAATAATGCAGTAGCGGCAAAGATCAATAAAGTTACCATGCGTATCCTTCTTAGTTAGTTCAAAATCTTCTAAAATCCTATTACAGGCCCTACATCTCACAAGTTTTCCCTCCATTTGGGGCCATAGATCTCTAGGAAGTTTTCTTCGATCTCTTGAAATCCCATTGTTTTTATTCTTTGCTTTACCTTCAGTCTAAACATTTCTACTTCGTACTCCTCAATCATAGAGGTCATATAAAGGAACTCATCAAGTTCCTCTGCAGTAAACATCTCTTGAGGATCTGGTGGTAACATCTGTTCAACCATAGTAATCATCCCTAAGTTTATTAATCACTGTGTCAATAACTATCTGTTCAGCCTTTTTCCATTCCTCTAAGTCATCAACCTCAGATTCCTCATATAAACCTTTACCTTCCATGTAGTCCTGATAATCATCGTGCCAAACTTCCCAAGTTTCCTTAGTCATTAGTCAATCTCCTCTTCCAAATTGTCATAACAATAAATACACATCCAGTCATCATAGGTTTCTATGAAGTATACTTCTTTTTCATTTCTAACATGTTCGTCACATGAACAACATACAAAAACAGTAGACATATTTAGTCCTCCTTAGCGCCTATAAACCTTTGAAGAGTACCATGAATCCTAATCTTTTTCAATGCGGACCGTTCGATACCCCTTACCTCTTCTCTTGTTAAACCTAGGACCGCTGCAATCTGGTCATAGGTCATGTGGTAGTCACCGTATGAATGTCTTTTCTTTTTCATTAATCCAGTACTCCAGCCATACGTGCAAACTCAATACGATCATTAAAATCCTCTAACGCCATGTCGTGTTCACTATGAATAAGTAAATCACTGCTTATATTGTCATTGTTACGCCATACAAGGTAAGCGTTATTGATAGAGGAAAAACCACAGTAAACCGTGGCTTCCCCATCATTCATTGTACGTGAAGTGTAATAGTCAACAATAGATTTCATTAGTAGTCCTCCCCTTCCTTGAGAATTATTTCTTCAGTCTGCAGAGGAAAAGGATTTATGTCTAACGTATGAACTTTTAGCACTTCATCCCAATCACCATAACGATCAAATAACTCTATGGCGTGTTCCCTACTATCCGCTTCCACCTTTACCTCATAAACTTTAGTTAAAATTACCTGATAAGTGTGCATAATTACTCCCCAAAATTTTCATTTAATGTGTTCCAAATGCCCTCTGCGTAGTCGTTAGCAGAGTAATCACTAATAACTATCATTGGGTCATATTCGGAACCGTTGTTATAGATAAGCAGGAACCAAGCTAATTGGCTGTTGTTTGAATCCTTTATAAGAAATTCATCCTCATCACCTAAAGCCATGTTGCTCAATATTTCCTGAGGGTCCCTAGAATTTTGCACTTCATATTCGTACTCACCAGCAATAGAGACACTGACGGAATTGCCAGTGTCTGCTAGTGCAAGGTTAACCAGTGCATTTAACACTGGCCTTTCGTTTGGCATTGCGCCCTGTGGTTCATTGTTCATAAGTCATACCTCCAAAAATTTTCCTTATCGTTTAACTACGTAATCGCCACAGCAAATACTGTTTTTCCCATAAATTATTGGGAAATGTGATTCTAAATCATATCCATTCTGGCGAACACTAAAAAGTAAGCTTAACAAATTATTTTCATCAGCGTAGGCGTAACAAACTGCCCATTCTGGCGCCACCTCACGATCGAAACCATATTCAATATCCAAGCCACTTGCCGCTAAATTGTAAACGTAAATCATGCGAAATTTTTCCTTATTTCCTGATTAGGGTAAAGCTTTTTAGCTTCGTTTAAGCGCTGCTTAAATTGGTCGTAAGTGTAGGACCAAGCGATCATTTCCCATTTACCATTTATTTCAACGTAAGCTTCATATGCTTTAATCATTTCACTAATTCCTCTATTCGTGACTGTGGTACTGCTTCAGTGTTTACAGCATTATTTGCTTTTAACCACTGGTTAATGTGCTTGGTGGTAGTGATCGAATATTTTTGCTTAGTGCGTAGGAAACGACCATTAGGCAATCTAGCGGCCACTGGTGTTTTATAGCTAAACAGGATATCCATAGGACCGTTAGATAGGTCAAAGGTGACTTGTGTTTTATTGCTACCGATTGGTGTTAGTTTCATTTTCTTTTTCCTCTCTTAAAGTTTTATTTAAATCAGTCAGGTGTTGATACGCTGTTTTAACTATACAACGCGTTTGGCTGATTCTGTTTACCACATCTCTAGAATAAGTTTCAAATAAAACTTCTCCAGTGTCTTTACAACTTATAATCCAGCTATTGCACCAAGGTTCTAGTTTAGGAATGTTCATTTCGTACCCTCCAATTGATACAGCAAAGGCCCCAGTATTACCTAGGGCCTTCCCTTTATTAACTGTGGGTATAACCATCAGGCTCAATAGCTAGGTACATATTCCCCCACTTAACGACTATCGCCGGATCTAGAAACATGGGCATAGCGGAGCGCCTAAACTGTAAATAGGTCATCCCTTGGTTCGACTGTTTCCATTTCCGCAGTAAAGCCACCTGTTGATTTTTGGTAATCCCTGTCGCTGTTTCCCTCATTAGTAAAAATCCTCATCACTTAAGTCCCAGTAGTCCCTATCATCCCTAATCGATTGGAAATAGGCTTTATCCTGCAGTAATTCAACCCACAAATGGCGGGCTTCAGGGAATTGTTCCCTTAGTCCCTGCAGTTCGTCATACGCATCGTCGGAGTTAAACCACGTATGTTTGGAGGGCCGGAAGTCCGACCCACATTCGTCTGTACCCATAACAATATAAGACATTAGTAATTTCTCCCCCATTCCTCGTGAACGATGTAATCGTCATTGTCATCGCTTGAATATTTAGGGACCACAGTGACAAACTGCAGGAATGAACAACCGCAACAATCGTATTCGTGACTACAACGGAACCAATAATGATCCCGCATCCAGTCTGCTATCCATTGATTGATAACGTCATGGGGCGCACTGGCCCCGTACAGTTCATAGTAAAAGCCAAAAGAAGACATATCGTCTTCATAATCAGCCCTTGAAAAGACCTTGCACCCAAATTCGGATGCAAGTTCATTAGATAGTCTAGACTCCCTCATTAATCCTCCGAAAGGCCCCGAAGGGCCTCAGTCACTGTTGATAGGTTAAATTTACCCCCGTCCGGCGTGGTCTTACCTTCCAGCTGGTAAAACCACATTAATGCACCAGCGGCCTCGCTTAAGTTCGTGTGATTCTTGAGCGCCTCCATGCACTGTTTGTAGAGCCACTCATCATTGGACAGCCATAGGGACACGTTCCAGTGATCCCATGACTGGTGGCCGTTGTAACCCTTAGTTTTGATTTTGATTGTCTGTCCCATTATTTCGACCCCCAAACGCAACCCCAGTGAGGCGTCAGTGGCATATAAGTGTCCCAGTAAACCTCCCGATCGCCTTTAGCGTGGACACATTTGCTTATATCGTCCCAGCTATCTAGAGCGAACGTACGGTACGACCTATCGTAGTCTTTTCGCACATAGGTAGTGCTGGTGGGTTTACCACTTCGCACTAGGTGAACGGTGGCCCCGAAGGGCACGTCACGAACTGTCGTTAGCTTAAGCATGGTTTACCCCCATTCC